AGCGTACCCGCAACGCTCTATAGAGCGGAGGACCCGCAAAGTCCCCAGGGGCCACACGTTACACGCTCCGTCCGTGAACGTGGGCCGGCCGGCCGCGGCAATGCCCTCCAGCTGGTCCCGCAGGCGCAGCCGGTCCTCAGGGAACATCGACGCCAGGACACCGTGCAGCCGGATGCTCCGGGCCACCACGGAATCCGGCCGCACGGGCACGTGCTCCAGCGCCGGCAGCTCCAGCAGGTGCCACTCCCCGTCCGTGCCCTCCACCCACCGCAGCTGGGTGCCCTGCATCCAGCCGCGGACGTGCGCCTCCCGGCGCGCGTGGTCCAGCACCAGCTGAAGGTCCACCCAGCTGCTGTCCGGGAGCGCCGTGGCCAGACGCCCCAGGGCCGTCAGGTACACCAGGCCCGGGTCCACCGCGGTGGTGTCAGGTTCAAAGCCGGTGCTGTCCACCAGCTGGCCGGATGCCTGGCCCGTCCATGCGGACAGGATGAAGGCCACGGCCAGCGCCAGCCACAGCGCCAGCGCGCGGGCGGCAGTCAGGCGCGGCGGCCGCCAGGCGCGCGGGCGGTAGCGGTGCAGACTACTCCTCATGGTCCTCCACCTCCTGCGCAGGCATCTGGCCGGACAGAATGGCGCGCACCACGGACAGTGCCGTATCAATCCCCCTGCGCTCCAGCGCGGTGTCCAGGTTGGTGCTGCGCGGCTTCTGGCTGCGCAGGTCCGCGGCCAGCCTGTCCTCCCACGCGCGCGCCAAGTCCCACAGCGGCGGCAGCGCCACGCGCGTGCCATGCTCACTGTCCGCGGAACCGTACTCCAGGTCCTGTGTGGCCTGCTCCACCTCCCGCAGCGCCAGCACCGCCTGGAGGAGCTGCGCCTGCGTGTCCAACTTCCTGCGCGCGCGGCGGGCCTCCCACCAGTGCAGGACGATCAGCAGCGCGAACAGCGCAACTATCAGCCAGTCCATCGGGCTGTGTTCCATGTCATCCACCTCCACGGTTCAGGCTCACCGCCAGGGCCACCAGCAGCCCCAGCGCGGCCACACCCAGCACCAGCAGCGCCAGCCACAACACCTGGGCCAGCGGCCGATGCCGGCGCGGCAGCGGCGCCGCCGGCGCCAGCTTGATCTCACACTCCTCACACAGCAGGCTGCCCTGCACCGCGGAACGGTGACAGCCAGGAGCTGCACACGTCTCCCCGGGTGCCGGCGGCCGGTAGCGCATCACCGTGGCCTCACGGTCACGGACAGCCTGCCGGACTTGCTCTGGTCCACGTGGAACGTGGACGCCAGCTCCGTCAGCTCCGGCGTCACATCCCCCAGGTGCTCATCCTCGCGCGGCTCCAGGTGCAGCTGGCCCCTGCCGTGTCCCACCTCCGCCACGGCGGCCACGTGGCCCAGGCGGATGCCGGTGTCCCCGCGGAAGACGGGAGCATTCAACAGCAGCCGGCCGCGGTGGCCGGCGAGGTGCGCCGTCACCACGCAGCGGTTGACACTCCGCACCTGCGGGACGTAGGCCGCGCCCCTCCTCATTGCGGATCGTGCGTTGTGAATCGCCATGGTCTCCTCCTCCTTCTGAAAACTCGAGCTCCGCCCCGCGCGGCCAATTCTCGAGCTACGCGCCGCGCAGGAATTGACCAGGCCGGGGTGGCGGCAACATCAGGACGTGTGTGGTCCGGCGAGTCCCGCGGCCCTCTGCTCCCGCGGAACGGGATGGCCGCCCTGAGTTTCCCGCCAGGTCAGGCCCCGGACACCTCCGGCAGGCATCCAGCCCCGGCCCGGTCGTCCAGCAGCTGCTACGCCAGGACCTTGGCCCCGGGCACCAGCTCCAGCAGCTTCTCCTTCACGTTCTGCATGGCCTCCAGCTGCCAGGCACCTCCGTCCGCCTCGAACAGGGCCACCTGGACACACCTGCGCTCGCCGGTCACGCGCAGCACGAACTCCGACGCCGGCTGCTCCACCTCCCGGAAGGTCCGGAAGGGGCGCAGCGTCACAGGGCTGGGCAGCTCCACGCGCTCCGCCAGGGCCACGCCAGCGCGCGCCGTCACCTTCTGCGTCACGCCATCGTCCCCCAGGGTGGCCTCCTCATCCATGGTGACCAGGCCCAGGCACTTCAGCAGCTGCGCGCGCTCCGGGGTGTCCACGAACATGGATTGCAGGCCGATCATGGCCTCCTCATGCTCATACCAGTGGCCGAAGTTGAACGCCTTGCCCATCAGCTCCGCGCCGGCCAGGCACTCCCGCTGCCGGTCCTGATTCAGCGGCCCCAGCAGGAGCACCGCGTCCGGCTTGCAGACGTGCAGCACCACCTCCTCCGCCTGCACCGCGTCCAGGCCGGACATCAGATAGTCCACCAGGCCGGTCAGGCTGCCGAACCGCAGACCCTGCGCCAGCGGCTGCTTCACCAGCGTCAGCTTGCGGGCCGTGTACGTGTGCTCCACGCCATCGGGTCCGGTCAGGTGATACTCCGGGTCATCCGCCAGCCCCACCATGTATTGCAGGGCCTCCTTGTCCAGCATCAGGTCTGTCCCCCTTCCACCGTCGTGAATGCATCCATTTGATTCGGGCTCTTGCCAAGCGCAACACGCTTGCCATCGTGCTCCGCCAGGTGGACCACTCCATCCACCACCTTGGCCTTGCCCAGCTTGGACTTGCAGCTGATCCGGATGGCAGCGGCCTCCCGGCTTTCGGCCGGCGCCAGGGTCACGGTCAGCGTGATGGTGCGCTCCGCCGTGGCCAGCGTGTTCACGTCGTCCACGTCCAGCAGCACCCGCTCCAGCTCGCGCTTGAACAGCTCCAGCGCGGCCCCGTCAGCCAGGGTGTCCAGGCCCACGGGCTCCAGCTTCATGGCGTCCTCCCTTCTCCGCGCGCTTGCGCGGTCTCCAGCTCCTCCTCCCGTGCGGTCACCTCCTGCATCCGTGGTGACCGCGTGATGGCGTCTACCAGCTCCGCACAGCGCGCCTGAGCGCCTGGCGGCAGCTCCGCATGGAAAGACACCGGGGACCCCGGTTGGTCTGCGTAGGCGTCCGCGAACAGCCACACAGCTGCCACCGCCTCCGCGTGCACAGGCTCCGGCATCGGCAGCGGCTCCGCGTCCAGGTCCAGCTCCCCCTGGCCGGCAGCGTGCCGCCAGGACACCCACACGATAGCCTGCCGGCCGCTGTTCGTCCGCCGGCGCCGGCCAGAGTCCAGCACCAGGCCGGACTTGGACAGCCGGGTGAGCGCGCCGCTGACGGTCTGGTGTCTCATGTCCAGGTCCAGCTCCGTGCGCTCACACGTCAGGCCGTACCGTCCCGCGCCATCGACGTGGCGCAGGATCTTCCCGTCCATCTGCGGGAGCTGCGCTTGCAGGCTCTCCCACGCCTCCCGGCTGGTGTCACGCACCTCCATGGTCACCTCCTCCACGTGTGTCCACCAGGTCCGCCTCCGTCACGCCGGCGGCCGCGGCCATGTCCTCCCGCAGCTCCTCCGCAGAAGGGCCAGGTGCCGGCCGCTGCGGCGCCTGTCCGTCCCACGTCTCACCCACGTGATTGACCACGGCCTGGAGGCTGGGATCCGTGTATCCCTTGCTGACCAGGCCGCGCATGGTGCGCCTGAACTCCTCCACCAGGTCCGCGTCTGCCCAGCGCAGACAGGTGCCGTGGGTGGAGGCCGTATCAGCAGCATCCACCTCCCGCGGCTTCAGGCCGCCACCACTCGCGCGGGGGTACGCCTCCGGGTCGTCATGTGATTCCGCCTCCATGGCCGCCATGAACGCCATGCGGATCCGCAGGGACTCCCGGCCATGCTCCGTGTGCACATCCTGAGGCCGCACCGGGGTGAAGCACCCCGCCACCACGTTGTCCGGTGGGGGGGGTGAGGGTGGCGCCGGCGGCGCCTTTCCCCTTCCCCTTCCTTTCTGTTCTATTCCCTTCATTTGGGTGGAGTCCTCCGGCTGGCTGCCGGACTGATCCGGCTCGCTGCCGGAGTGGTCCGGACCACTCCGGACTTGTCCGGAGTCCTCCGGATCTGCCGGCGCGCGCTCACCGCCCTCCGGGTCCGGGCCGCGCGTCCCGGGAGGACTCCCCGGTGCCGGAGGCGGGCCGAACCTGGACGGGGCCTCACGGTCATAGCGCATCCCACGCTGATGCTTCTCCCAGCGCAGGATGGCCGCCACCTCCCGCTCCTGGTGGTCCACATAGAACAGCCACAGCTGCGCGCGGTGCAGCTCCTCCCGCAGGCCGGTCACCATGTCCACGTCCCAGCCCTTGTCACGCGCAACCGCCGGCACCACCTCATCCAGGATGTCATCAGGGTCGGCGCTCAGGCGGCCATCACGGTCACCGTGCGCCAGCGCCAGGGAGTACAGCACCTCCGCCTCCAGGGACACCCGGCCAAACCGGCTGTTTCCGGACAGGCACTTGCTTATCATCCTGCGCTCCGCCACGTGCTCCTCCTCCCGTGTGAACAGGATGGGTGGGCCGCCACCCAGCACGTCACCACCCCGGTGCGGCCCTGCCCATCCTGTCTGGAGCACCAGGGGAAGCGGGGAGAGTCAGCTGCCCCGCGCCACTCTCCCGGACACGTTTGGTGCTCGCGCACACTCCACGCGCCCCTGGTCGCCTCCTCCTGGCCCCGGCCTACTTCCGCTTGAAGTTGTCTCCCGGCATCACCACACCGGGCAGCTGCATGGCGCACTCCCACGCCACGTTGCACGTCCGGGACAGATCATCCCGGGACCCGCGCCGCTCCGCCATGTCCATGAACAGGTGGAAGTCCCGCACGTCCGGCTGCTCGACGGTCACACCGTCCAGGAGTTGCAGCAGCTCGCACGGCAGCTCGGACTCCCCACCCATCACGCCGGCCAGCTCCTCCAGCCTGAACCGGCTGCCGCCCCAGGTGTTGGCCACCAGCATGAACGGCGCCGGCACCAGCGTGCGCAGCGTCTTCAGGAACACACGCAGCCACGCGCGCGCCACCACCTGCTCCACCCACAGCAGCGTGTTGGGAATGCCCAGCGCCTCCAGGCGCCAGGGCGGGATGCCCCACGTGCAGTCATCCAGGTAGAGGCCGCCGGCGCCGGCCGGCCAGTCCCCCAGCAGGTCAGCGATGGACTGCGCGTAGGTCACCGCCCCGTCCAGGTTCCACGGGTTCAGCTCCCAGGTGTTGTATGTCCCGCCACCACCCTTGACGCCAGGTTGGCGGCCGCCGTCCGCACCGATGCGATAGTAGGTGTCGTCATCCATGTCCGCGCGCAGCAGCTCATAGAAACCGCCCACCGCCGTGCCGTACCGCGGCACCTGCCGGCAGTTGACGCCGGCCAGGAGCACCGCGCTGTCCTTCGTGCGCTCCCGGATGGCCTCCGCCTCCAGGCCCGCGTTGCACACCAGCAGGTCATAGTTGCCCAGGATGTTCACCGGGTTCCGCAGGTCCTGCCCCTGCACCTTGTGAAACGCCTTCACGTTCACCTCCGTGTGTCCGTGACAGCAAAGGGGGTGGCACGCAGCGCCGGCTCCGCGTCCGGCAACGCGCGCGCGCTGCGCACCAGCTCCGCCTCTACCTTGGTCTGAAACACCTGCGCCGCCCCCGGCCCCATCACCCAGTCACTGCCGGACCAGAACAGGAACCGCGCGCGGCTCTCGCTCCACCTGCGCAGCACCCAGCCGCCGCGCTTCTCCTCCGTGCTCACCTCCAGTGCTCCCGCCGTCTCCTCCGCCAGCCGGGAGCGTGCGCGTCTCACGTGATTGCCCCACCGGCGGCGCTTGCCTTTCTTCACGGCTGCTCCTCCCGCTCCGTGTCCAGCTCAGGGTGCGTCACCAGGTCCCCCGTGCAGTCTGCCAGGCGCAGCAGCGCGGACCCCACGCACGTCATCACGTGCACGTCCAGCTGCTCCGTCAGCCACTCCAGCAGCTGCGGGTCCTCCGGCAGGCGCGGCGGCATGATGTGCTCCAGGATCTTGCGCGCCAGCGCGCGGTGCACATCCCGGCTGGGGACAATCTCCGCGCCGATGCGCGCAGCCGCCTCACTCGGTTGCCGCGCCACTGCTCACACCAGGATTGGTGGCGGCCTCCAACACCTCCTCCATCTGCTCACGGAGCGCCGCCAGCTCCGCCTCCAGCGCACGGATGCGCTGCCGGCCCACGGCACCGTTGCCCTGGTCCAGAACATCCTCATAGCGCGCCTTGAATGCCGCCTCCACCTTCGGCTTGCGGAACCGCAGCGCGCCACCCTTCACCTGCTCCAGCTCCAGCACCAGATTCACCAGGACGCCAACCGCCTGGCACACGTCCATGAACACGTCCCCGCGCGGACTTGCCTGGGAATCCCCTGCGCCAGCCGCGCGCGGTCATGCGGCGCCAACATCGGCCGCACCATGTCACACACCAGGTCCGCCACCTTGAAGTTGAGGGACACGCGCGAACGCTTGCCGGCCAGCGCACGCTTGAGCGTGTTGGTCAGCTCCCGCCGCTCCGCCACGGACTGCTTTGCTTCCTTCGCCATCACTCCCCCTCCGTGTGAACCGTGTAGACGGTCACCGTCTGCCAGGACGCCAGGGTGTCCGCCTCCGTGATGATGTAGAACCCGCGGCGCAGCGCGGCCTCCGTGCGCGCGCGCTCCTGGCGCAGCTCCCACTCCTCCAGGGCCGCCTCCCCGAACACCAGCCAGAGTCCCATGGACAGCAGGACAATCACGCCATACTCCACCAGGCGCTCCTGCGCCGTCTTGCGCACGCGGCCCGTGGGCACGCCGCGCTCCCGCCGGGACGTGCGTGCCATCACCGCGTCCCCGCGTCTGCCAGCTGCTGCACCTGCTCCTCACCCTCCACACCCCACAGCCGGCCGATGGACTCGGCATCCACGAACCGATGCCCCCCGGGATTGGACAGGCTCCCAAGTTGCAGCTGCTCCCAGGTCTCCCGTGGGCTCCACGTGCGCAGGTGTCCCACCCACGCGCTGCGCAGCTCCACGCGGCCACTGGTCTTGACGGCCACCACCACCCCGTGCACCTTCCGCCGCGCCGGCGTCACGCACACCTGGCCGATGGCGGGCCGCTTGGGAACCCACTGCCGGCAGGTGCACATGGCCGCCTCCGCACCACAGCTGTGACACCGCACCGCGTCCTCCAGAATGAAGGCCGCACCCGGCGGCACGCGCGGCGCCTCCCCCGGCTCCACCTTCCGCTCCTTCATGGTCACTCCTCCCCCACGTTGCGGGGACGGCCACCCCGGCGCACGCGGCGCAGGCGGTGCCGCGTTGCCGTGAACAGCTCACCCCCGTTGTGCTCCAGCTCCAGGCGCTCCAGCTCCTGGCGCAGTCCCGCGTCCACGATGTCAGCCAGCGTCACCTGGGTGTCCCCGTAGACGCGCCGGCCGGTGAGCGCGGCCACAGCAGCCAGCGCGCGCCGGTGCAGCGCCGTGTCCTTTCCCCGGTACGCCGGCCGCTTCATGGCAGCGCCTCCCCGTGCAGCCTCTCCCACAGGACCCGCAGCGCCAGCTCCGCCTGCGGTGGGCTCACCGCGTTGCCCAGTGCACGCACCTGGTCAGCCCAGTCCGCCGTGCCGTCACGCATCATCGTCCACCCCAGGGGAAACCCCATCAGCCACTCCGCAAACCTGGGATTCAGCCGGCGCGGGGAGTCCGGGGCACAGGTCCGGGTGCTGTTCGATGATGGCCGGCCACCGCGGGTCATCGGGTCCTGGTGGCCATGCCGGCGGACAGCTCCCGTCAGTGTGTCCGGCTTCCCCTCCTGGCTGGTAGTCTGGTGTGCGTCTCGCGCGGTGGCCGTGGGCCACCAGCTGCGCGCCATCGTCTCCAGGGACGGACGCACTGGCCCGGCCCTCCCGGCCGCGCCTCCGCGGTTGTGGCCCACGTGCTCCGCCGCCGGCGTAGGCCAGACAGAACCACCGCCGGCGCCGCTGCGGGCTTCCAGCGGCTGCCGCGCTGAACACGCACCACTCCGCATCATACCCCAGGCTGGCCAGGGTCCCGAGTATGTGTCCAATCCCTCCGTAAAGGATCCCTGGCACGTTCTCCAGGAACACGTGCGCGGGTCCCACCTCGCAAAGGATGCGCGCAATGTCGGGCCACAGCCAGCGCGCGTCCGCAGTCCCGCGGCGCCGGCCGGCGCTGCTCCAGGGCTGGCATGGGAAACCGGCAGTGAGTAGATCCACACGTCCGCGCCAAGGCAGGCCGCTGAAGGTCTCCAGACTGTCCCACACAGGCGCGCGATCCAGGGCCGCGTGTCCCATCCGCGCCACAAGGGTGCACGCTGCGTAGGCTTCCCTTTCAACGTAACCCACAGTCCTGTGCCCCGGGATGGCTGCTCCAGCGGCCAGCTCGATTCCGCCAATCCCGGCACATAGAGCCAGCCCATTCACGTTGACCTCCGCGCCGGCCGCGGTGCCAGTCCGATGTAATAGCCGTTCAACGTGCGGCCACTCTTGAATGGTGACGTGGGACTGGTGCAGTGCGCACCGCGGTGCGTGACATCGTGGCGGTGCAGCCGGTGGTCCCACCCGTGGTAGTGGTACGCTACGCAGAAGGGACACCAGACGGCAATCTCCTCACTGTGCTCCCCGATCTTCCGGCCGGTCAGCACTCCCACCAGCACCGGGCGCGCGTTGCGGTTCCAGCGGCGCATCAGTCCATTCCCCGCAGTCCACTCCGCGGGACGTGGACGCCACCCAGGCTGGCCACCTCCCGCCGCACGTCACGCACGAACAGCCGCCACCTGCGGCTGCTGTCCTCATACGGGTCCATCCGGTCCAGCAGGTCCTCCCCCATCCACCCGCACCCCAGCAGGTCATTCAGTGTGGTGGTGCACGCGTCCACCTGGCGCCGGTAGAGGCGGCCCCACACCTTCAGGGCCACCTCCTCCACCAGCTGCCGCCGCGCGGTTTTGAACATCGGCAGCGCGGACATCACTCCACCCCTGCCTGGGCCGCGTCCCACACCAGTCCGCGCTCATCCGCCATCAGCTCCATGGGCAGGAACGCCTGGGACCCCCACGCGCGGCCACCGCGCGCCGGGTTGTGTCCCTCCCAATCCCATTCCAGCGGCAGACGCAGGCGCTTGCCGTGGCACGCATCCGGCCGGCCATAGGCAAGCGCAATCCCCAGCTCCACGGTCACGCGCGTGCGGTGGATGGCCACCACCTCCGCGCGGTACAGAATGCCGCGGTAGCGGGCCAGCCCCCACGGGAAGGTGAACAGGTCTTCGCGCCGGGCCTGCACGTCCAGCTGATTGCGGTGGCCCTGCTCCGGCGGGATGCAATAGCAACGGCGGTATTCGTCCGTGTCTTCCGTCACCTCCCAGCGCACAGCCGCCATCAGCGTGGGCAGCTGCTCCCGCGGTCCACACGCAACCATGCGCACCTGTTCATCCTCACTGCTACCCATCAGCGCACAGATGAACGTGGAGGACCCGCGCCGGAATCCCTCCACGCAATAGGTGTGGCCATTGACTCTGATGAAGGTGTAGCCAGTGGCGCCGTCCAGTGTCATCACGCCAGTGTAGGCGACCACGTACCGGCGGCGGCTGTCGTCCTGCACCCGCACGATGGCAGCCGTGAACAGTGCCGACTCCACGCACGTGCGGCCCGGCTCACTCTCCGCGCCCCGGGCCACCTCTTGCTGCGTCCTGCTCGGGTCCTCTGCCATTCTACCGTCCTCCACGGTTGGGGTAGTGTCCTGTGACCCCCGGACTGTCTCACACCTCCCTGGTATCGTCAACGTATTCAGCGGCCTTGAGCGCGAAAAAACGAAAACGGCCCCAGGGGCCTCCAGGGACCCGCTGGGACCGTTCTGCGTGCTGCGCCTGGCGCAGGATCGGCCAGGATCAGGCCACGCCTGCGCCTAGCCAGGCGCCTCCGCGGTCAGCTCCACACCGTTGGCGGCCTTGCTCACCTGCTGCATCAGCAGCGGAAGGCCCTTGCTCTGCATGAAGGACAGGCCGGCGTCCGTGCCGGCCTCCGCCACGCCGGTGAACTTCAGTTGATGGTCCACCAGGTCACGCGCGTAGCTAGCGAACCGGGCCGCCGCTTTGCCGCGCTCATCCGGCGCCACCGCCGGGTCCATGCTGGTGCCCAGCGCGCCCAACAGCTGCGCCGGCGTCACCTGATACTTTTTCCCCACGTTCATCACCTCCCCGGCCAGAGGCCGTGCCATGTGGTCAGCTCCCCCACGCACGCACCGCGGTGGTGCGCGTTACTTCACGCTCCCGTTGATGTGCTGGCCCAGGCGCCGCGTGCTCTTGCTGCCGGCCAGTCCCAGCTCACTGGCCGCGGACACCAGCAGTCCGGTGCCGATGGCAGCCAGGGAGAACTCCCCGCCGGCGGCCACCTGCGCGCACGCTTGCCCCAGGATCAGATTGACAGGGACACCCAGCACCTTGTGGTCAGCGCGCGTCTTGTGCTTCAGCGCAGCGCCGGCGGCCCACAGTGCCGGCAGTCCGATCATGGCACCCCAATCCATTGCTTCACCTCCGCATGGTCCGTGGCGCTGGGGTTCGGGTGGAAGTCGTGCAAGACCAGCTCCGCCTCCCGAACCCCTCCCATCACGTCCATGAAGTTGCTGAATGCGGCGGTGCTGCGCACCACTGCCGGCAGCTGCCGCACCAGTCCGATTGCCTCCCCCAGGACGATGCACCCCAACACGTCCGTGTAGGTGTTGCCCCGGTGGATCTTGATAAGGCTGCGCCCAGGGACCCGCAGCAGCTCGTAGGCCGGGTAGCCACCGCGGTGGTAGCGCCCCAGGCGCAGCGTGTACGTGCCAGCCGGCACGCGCGAGACGCGCACCGCATTCTCCTCCACCCATGGGAACCCCGGCCGCTCCATGGTCCAGCAGGTGAACCCGTCACGCGCAGCGCCGTGCACCTCCAGGTGTCCGAACGTGCCACAGGCTCCCGTTGCCCAGCGGTTGACGACCACCAGCGTCTTCATGGCTACCAGCTCTGCGTGTCGCGGTGCAGGAAGGCCGTGACGCCGCGCAGGTAAGCATAAGCGTGGCTGTTCGTGTCGTCATATCCCACAACGTCACAGAACACCTGGCCGAACACGGACAGGTAGCCGTTGCCCATGGCCTTCCACTTGTAGAGGCGGACGGACGCCACCACTCCCACGCTCACCCAGCTGCCACTGCCGTTGGGCTGCACCTTGCCCTCCAGCTCCAGCGTGTGCAGTTGCTCACTGGTGGCGGCGCTGATGCTCAGATCCCGCACACCACTGCCGAAGTCCACCCAGCCCCCGGACTCGCTCACGCTGGCCGTGTCCCAGGAGAGTCCCCCCAGCTTCACCGTGAACTTGGCATTACACAGCGTCATCAGCAGACCCTGCACGGAATACGCGCCGGCCTGCGCAGCCTGGCCGCCGGCCACCCGGATGCCTACCTCCTCATAGTTGAAATGGCCGTTGTTCACCATCTGGTCCAGCTTGGTCTCCGTGATGGTGTCATCATGTGCCCACGGAACGCTGGTGGTGTAAGTGTATGGGTTGCTCACGTGCTCACCTCCTCGAGCTGCGCGCCGCGCAGATTCTGGCCGGCCCGGGCGGAGCTCGCGGCCATCACCACACCTTGTCCGCGCTGTCCACCAGGGACGTGTCCACCTTGGCGTAGGTGCTGGACACGTTGGGGTCCTCCCAACAGCGGAAGGTCACCGTGTTCGTCATCAGGTCAACGGTCTGCCGCGTCACCTGGCAGGTCACGCCGGCCTCATCCAGCGCCGGCTCCACCAGAGCCACCAGGTCCGTGATGTCAGCATCTAGCGCGTTGGTCAGTGTGCCGTGCACCTCGAACTTGGGACGCGGGACACTGAAGCGGGACAGGAAGATGTTGGCCTGGCTCTCCATGTGCGCGGAGCTGATGGCCCACGGGATGTCCACCACCTTCACAACTTCCGGATCGAACGGCGCATCAGAGTCCGCCGCGTCCATGGTGGCCTCCGCAAACGGACTGTCGATCTCACCGTCTACGGTCTGCTGCGCGGACTCCGCCAACAGATAGTTGTAGATGATCCGGGACGCGCACCCCGCGCGCTCCTCCGTCCGCTTGGCGTACAGGATGCTGGGGTCATCGTGGTCCGGGTCCCCCGTCACCACGGCCTTGCCGCTGCCGGCCTCCGCCGGCCCGACCACCCACAGCGCCAGCTGCCCCGTGGGGGTGGGGTAGATGGAGCCACCGATGGCGCGCAGGATCCCCTGCACCATGTCCACCAGCCGGGTGCCCTTGGGAAACAGGCCCTTGCACAGCACGCTGCTCAGGGCGGATTTCTGTGTCAGCCACTGGCCGCTCAGGTCATACAGCACGTCCTGGCTGGCACCGGACAGCACGTTGTAACTCTGGAAATCAGCATAGCCGCCGCCGGTCAGCAGCTGAATCAGGATCCCCACCGGGTTCAGGTCCGATGCCGCCACCTTGGGGGACGTGTAGAACGTGAAGGTGTCCCCGGTGGAGTAGGCGCCGCCGGTCTGGTCCCATCCCGCCGTCATCACCTGCACCACGTTCTGGCTGTTGTGCAGGGACTTGACGTTGAGATTGGCGTTGATGTTGAACGGGCCGCCGGACTGCGTGGTGCCGTCCTCATAGACCACATCGAAGGTGGTGGCGGACTTGAACTCCAGCACGAAGGTCTCCCAGGCCACCAGCGCATCATCCGCGGCAATCACGGCCAGGGTGCCGTTGGTGTTGTCGTACTCGCTGGAGCCGGCGGCCTTGCTGGTGGTGTAGACGGGGGACACCCAGGCACCGGCGTCAAGGGACAGGTCCCGCGGCAGCTCGTAGGCAATCACGTCCAGCAGCGGGTCCGCAAACTCCAGCGTGACCTCACTGCGCGTGTCCACCTCCGCCGTTTGCAGCTTGCCCTGCGCCCCGACCTCCCACTTGTCTGCCGCAGGAAAGCCAATCTCAAGGCACCCCCAGGCTTCCACCGGGGTGTCCTGCGTGGTCAGGTACGCCTCACTGTTGGGATTCCAGGAGCTATTCTGATGGTCCAGGCGCACCTGCCAGGTCTGCGCCTGCACCACTCCCCACTTGCGCTCCCGCCGGCGGTCCAGTGGGGACACGTCCAGCAGACCGTCCAGGTTCGTGACGGTCACCAGCTGTCCACTGCCACCGTCCGTGTCCAGGCGCATCTTGAGGCGGGCCATCATGGCCTCACCCCAGGGGTCATTGCACAGGTCCAGGAAGTCCTGTGAGAATGCCACGCCCTACCCTCCCCGGCTCAGGATCAGGGCCAGCTCTTTGACGTGCCCAGCCAGCTCTTTTGGGTGGCGCTCAGATACTCGTAGTCACCCAGGCCGGACAGGTGCGACACCACCGCGGCATCCAGGATGGTGGTGGCGGTGCCGGTGGTGTACTCCGCGATCAGGCCGGTATGGTCATCCTCCGTGAAGACCACATCCAGCATCCGCCGGCCATCGTTGTCCAGGTCCAGGGTTACCACCAGGTACTGCGCGTTGACCTTCTTCCCGCTGGGTGCGTCCCCCCCGGCAGCCATGTCCGCAATGCGCGGCCGCCGCACGTCTTTGATGATTGCAGCCACGTGCCCCTCCTAGAAGGCGTCCGCGGAGACGCCAAACATATTGTGCATCACGGTGTCAGTCTCATTGCTGTCATGGAATCCGCGCGTGCTGTTCCCCGTCCCGCCACCGCTCTCCTTCGCGTTCTCGCTGGACAGGTTGCAGATACTCCGGATCAGGGAAGTCTGCACGCGGTTCGAGTAGTACACCGCACGCAGCGCCGGCGCGCCGGTGCCGCCAATCGTGTCCAGCACGCTATTGAGAATGTTGAGCGTGAAGGTCTTGCTGGCGCCGGCATCCCCCTCCACCTCGAACAGCCGCCGCACGTACCCCACAAGGGTGCCGCCGGAGTTGCTGTAGGCGCCGATCTGCGAGCGCCGCACGTTCAGCGTCCAGTAGCCGCTGCCGTAAATGCCCATCTGCCATTTGTTGTCCACGCCCCAGGTCTGCATCCGGATGGCGCAGTCCTCCACCACCACCACATTCTGCGCGCTCCCCCAGGAATACATGGCGGACTTATCCGCCAGCTTCAGCGCGTAGGGCTCTGCCGTGATCTCCGAAGCATTGTTGGTGTTATACCTGTTGTCAATCGCCAGCCCGATCAGGCCGCACCGCATGATGGTGCCATCACCCGGGACGAACTTGATGGCCGGCTCCGCGTTGCCGTTGCCGCGGATGTAGACGGGGCCACCGATGTAGAACCCACTCGAGCCTGCCCCCACGTTGGCCAGGGTCAGGGACTGGTCCGTGATGGTCACCTGTTCATTGTAGGTGCCGGGGTAGATCAGGACCCGCGCTCCCACCACGTCATAGGACTTGGCGGCCGCCGCGTCCACCGCGCCCTGGATGGTATCGAACAGACGCCGATCCGTGGCGGAGGCCAGCCCCGGCAGGTTGGTGTTGTTGAAGTAGGGGGACACCAGGAAGGTGCGCGTGGCCTGGTAGACGCCGGCCAGCGCCGTCCAGTTGTCATTGATCTCCGCGTCCCAATTCTGGTCACCCTTCGCCGGCTTGGACAGGCGAATGCCGCTTGTGTAGCTGCTCACGGTCAGACCTCCTCAAGGGTAAGTTGGAGGCTGAAGACCCCCGTGCCGCGTTTGCTCCTGGGTGCAAACCGTCCTTCCACCCAGTGGACCAGCCAGTAGGTGGTCTCATCCGCCACGTCCGGCAGCAGCCGGAAGCGCCGTGCATTGAAGTAGGTGCGGAACCCCTCCACCTGTGTGCGGTTCAGGTTGTCATAGATCAGGCGCCAGTGCTGGGAGTCCCCGAACACGCGCGCGCCGATCAGCACGCCATCCCGGCGGTGCTCCAGCTCCCCCACCAGCAGGTGGTCCTGTTGCGTGGGGTCATCACTGCCGGGCTGTGCCACCGGCAGCTCCCACACGCTGTAGTCCGATCCGCCGTAGGGCGTCTCGCCGTAGCCGTCACCGCTTCCCGTGCCGCCGTAGCCGCCAGGATCGTACTGCGCTTCATCCAGCTGGAGTCCTGCACCCATGTCTCACTCCGCGTCCGGATCCCGGAAAGTCCGCGCCACCTTCTCCTGGATGATCTCCCCCACCTTCTCCCCGAACCGCCGCAGGCTCATGTCATCATCCGTGAAGATGGTGCTGCCGCGCGGCACCTGGATGGGAGCGTATACCGTGACCCCGCCGGCGCCGGCCAGCGCGGCCCCCATGCGCCCGCTGCGCAGCGCCTCCAGGAGTCCCAGGTGCTCCCGCGTCTGGCGCGGCGGCATCACATACTCCCCGTCCGTCAGCCACGCCAGGTTGCTGTCCCGCCCCGGCCGGCCGCGGAACAGGCCGCCCTCCGCCATGCCGGGCAGATTCTTCAGGATGGCGTACATGGAGCCGATGGCCGCGATGGCCAGCGCAATGCCGATGAACGGGATGCCACTGAACGCTTTGAAGAACCCCGTGGCCGCGGTGGTGATGTTGCTTCCCTGCTGCGCCTTGTCCACGGCCATCTCCGTGCCGGCCGCTGCAATCCGGCCGGCGGCGCCCTGCACGGACGCCTGCGTCTTCAGCTGTTCGTTGGCCTGGTGCGCGGCCTGGTCCGTGGTGTATGCCGCCAGCTGCTTCATCAGCCACTGGCCGATGGCGCTCCATCCCACGCGCGCCATGTTCAGCGCAATGGCGCCCCACTTCTGGCTGCCGGTGCGGGACTTGTCCAGGATGCTCTCCCAGGCGGTGCCCATGCTGTTGGACAGGTCGCCGGTGAACTCCTCCCACACGGTGCGCGCCTTGTCCGTCTCCGTGTCCAGGCTGCCGGCCAGATTCTCCCAGGGCGGTTGCTCCAGGTATGGCGCCGCCGGCACGGTCTGGCCGCCGGGGAATTGCTCATAGGGTCCAGCCGCCTCCTGGCCGCCGGCCTCCGCACGCAGGGCGGCAATGCGCGCCTTCGTGTCATCCACCAGGCGCTGCACGTCCGCGCCGGCACGCGCGGTGGCATCACCCATGGCGGCCCCGAACCCGCCCCCGAATCCCTCCCACACGCCGGCCACGCGCGCCGCCAGGTTGCTGGTGACGTCCCCCCAGCCTTCCGTCAGGGCGGCCTTGAGATTGGCCACGGCCTTGGCGCCGGCTAGCGGGTTCCGGATCAGCTCCCACACGCTGCTGAAGATGTCCGCCATCTTGCTCCCGAAGGCGCGCAGCGTGCCCCACAGCTCCTCCGCCACCGCGGCAACGGTCAGGCCCACGCGCGTCCACAGGTCCCCAATGGCGGTGCCGATGGCGCCGAAGTAGTCACCCAGCAGCGCGCCCCACCGGCCCAGGATGCGTGCACCCGTGATGATCCACGCCAGGGCCGCGCGCCACGTGTTGCCCCAGCCTCCCATGTGCTGGATGACCTTGACGATGGCGACACCCAGCGCGACGACGGCGGCCACCACCCACGTCCACGGGTTCAGTGCGGCCACGGCATTCCAGACGGCGGTGGCCGTGGCCACGGTGTAGATGACGCCGGCCAGCACCCCCAGCGTGGTCACCACGTAGTCCAGGAGCGTGCGGTGCTCACCCATCCAGCGGAAGACGTCCACCACGCGGCCGCCCAGGGACACCACTGCATCCTTCACGCGCGTCAGGTGCTCCACGATGGTGGCACTGTTGTCCTGCACCCAGGTGGACGCGCGCGTAATGGCCTCCTTCAGCTGCACCCTGAACGTGTCGAAGAATTGCAGCGCCAGCTCCTCCAGCGCGCTGCGCAGGATCTTGGCCTGGCCCTGCACCGTGTCCATCTGCCGGTCATACGCTTCCCACGCCGCGTTGGTCCCCGTGATACTTCCCGTCAGCTGCTCCAGCCGGTCACGGTTGTCCCCCAGGATGGCAATGGCATTGGCGCCGCGGACGTTGAATTGCTTGAAAGCCTCCTCACCCACCAGGTGCCGCGCGCGCAGGTGGTCCAGCGTGCCGGCCAGGCCCTGGCCGCGCAGGTCCACGTTGCCCAGGTGTCGCGCCAGGTCACCGCTGGGTGCAATCAAGTCCTTCAGCGCCGCGCGCAGGTTCGTGCCGGCCTGGCTCGCCTCCATCCCGTTGTCCACCAGGATGGACATGGCCGCCGTGACCTCCGCGAAGGACAGGCCCAGCTGCTTTGCAATCGGCGCGCCGTACTTCAGGGAGTCCGCCAGGCGCTCCACGGACATCCGGGACTGCTGCGCGCTGGCGGCCAGGGTGTTGGCCACCATGGCGGCCTCAGAGAAGGGTATGTCAAAGGCGCGCATCGTGGAGACCATCAGCTCCGCGGTGGTGGTCATGTCGGCCATCTCGCTGCCGGCCAACTTCAGCACCGCCTCCACCGCGCCGATGTTCTCCTCCACCGTCAGGCCGGACTTGGCCAGGACGGTCATGGCGTTGGACACCTCGCGCGCGCTGTAGGCCGTGGTGGACCCCAGCTCCCGTGCGCGATCTTCCAGCGCCGTCAGCTGCGTCTCCGTGGCATGAGACACAGCCGCAATGTTGGCCATCCCCTGCTCAAAACTGCCACCGATCAGGCCGGCAGCGGCGGCCACCGCCGTGAATCCGATGACCAGCCCACGCATGATGCGATTGGCGGAGCTACGGAATTGCCGCAGATCCCGCTTCGTGCGTGCCAGCTGCGTCCTGAACTGGCGACCGTTCAGGCGCAGATAGGTCTGGATGGTCTTGCGCGCCACGTCCTATGCCCTCGCAAAGGTGATGGCGCGAGAACGCTGCCCCGCGCCGGCACCCGGTTCCGGTGTTGGCGGATCCTTCCGGCGGCGCTTCTCATGCGCCGTCACCAGCTCATGGATTCTGTCCAGGGTGTCCATCACGCGCTCCTCCTGGTCCAGGATCCCGCCGGCGTCCGGCAGGTGGCCATACGTCACGGTTCTGCGGTACAACTTCAGCAGGTACTGGGCCGCGGGCATGAGCACCGGCTGCTCCCCGGTCTCCAGGGGACACCCAGCACAGAAAGGCCCCCGGTCATCCGCCGGCACGTCACACGTGTCACAGTCCGCCGGCTGGTCCCCACGCGCCTCCAGCTCCAGCAGGTATGTGACGGCCCGCGTTATTCCCCCAGCTCCTCCTCCCCGGTGTCATCCTCACCGTTGATGATGTTGATGCGCTCCAGCAGCTTGGTGACCATGAACCCCGGCAGCAGCGCATAGGTGCTGTAGTCCAGCCGCTCCACAGCCTTCCCGTCCTCCGTCGTCAGGCCGTTGGCGCCGTCCTGGTCCCCCACCTGCCAGACGGAGCGCACCACGCGCTCCCGGGCCACGTCCCCGGTCATCCACTGGCCGCTGCCCTTCCGATCCATCCGCGCCATCAGGTTGCTGATGTGCCGGTTGTCCTTCCCCAGCAGCGGCTTCAGGTAGAACACCACCAGGCCGGCGGTGTCCGCCTCCCCCTCCGCCTCCAGCTGCTGCTCGTTGTATGCGATCTCCAGGCGGTCACAGCTCTCCAGGGCCTCAGGCTTGGCCCGGAGTACAAAGGTTCCCTGCACGTCTCACTCCTGCGTGTCCCAGCCGGCCCCGGCTTGCCGGCTAGATGGCCTACGTGAACGCCGAGCCGGCCGGCTCCGTGTACTGCACATCCACCAGATAGCTGGCGGCATTCTTGAACGCCTTGCACTTCAGGGTGCTGGTGATGTGCTCCGCGCCCTGGCCCACCTCGCCGGGCACGTTGTCCGTGATGCGCGCTTCCTCGATGATGAGCTGCATGACGCTGCTGCCGATGGTCCAGCAGATTTCCACGCCGATGTCCTGCCCCGCCACCCAGGCATCATAGTCATCCCGCGCGCCTCCGGACTTGAACTCCCGTTCCACCTCGAACGTCAGCGTGCGTGCGCCTTCGTTCAGCGCCGTGGGCTGCTCCGTGTCCAGCTCGATCCCAGCGCCCTCCAGCTCCTGCGTCAGGTCCAGCTTGATGCCCCGGATGGCGTTGTCCTGCGCGACGGCGCCGCCGTTGTATCCGATCTTGAACCCGCCACCACTGGTGGCGGCCAGGCCGGCCCAGGACAGCGGTGCGTTGTTCGCGCCGGACAGGAAGGACGGGGAGAGGACCGTTTCCGGGGTGCCCAGGTCGCACCCGGGGCCGGACACGTTCAGCTTGGCGTAGTCGTTCACCCGCTGCTCCAGGGACAGGCTCTGGACCTTTGCCCCCACCAGGTTCTGTGTGACCTTGGCGCCGGTGTCCAGGTCAACACCCCGGCCCACCTTCAGGTTGAGATACTGCGCGGCCTCCGCCGGCCGGATGTCGTGGTGGTCGGTGTCCCAGGTGTCACTCCCCAGGAACAGCCACAGCAGGTAGCCGAAATCGAAACAGGACGGCGCCATGCCCTGGATGTTCCACGTGAAGTCAAAGCCGTGCTCCTGGATGTTGTGCACATCCCGGTCCTGCGCGTTGGGCTGCTCGCTCAGGTTGGGCACGCCCTCGATGTTGGCGGACTCGTAGATGGGCCACACCTGGACGGTGGCGGTGCTGCTGGCGTCCGCGGCCTTGGCCAGCCCCACCTTGCCCTTACGCTTGGGCAGGCTCATGGTCTGCTCCTTTCCTCCGGCTCCGGGCCGGCTTCACGCCCTCACCGGGCTGGTCCGCGTCCTCGAAATAGCCAGCGCCCGTGCGCCGCGCCAGGTGCTGCCGCGCTGCTCCCGGGGTCACCTCGATGGTCTCCCCAGGCTTCACGCCGCGGCCGTCCACGTGCACGGTGCTGCCTTCCTCGCTCACCCACCTCAGGGTCCTGGTCTTCATCACAGCTCCTCCGAAACCTCGAGCTCCGCCCCGGCTGGAAACATCCCGGCCATCACGGCAGCGTGAGAATGGTCTCCGGGTCGTCCGCGGCCACGCTGTATTGGCACGTGAACGTCATGCGCATCCGCCCGCGCGGCTTCTCCTGCTCCCCAGTCAGGTCCGGCTCCGTGTTGGCAATGATGATGTGGTCACAGTAGCCAGCCAGGGTGTTGTCCGCGGCTATGGCCACTTCCACCTCCGCACACAGCGTGTTGAGCTGCGTGACCACGTTGGTGGTGTCCTCATCCAGCGCGTCAATCACCACGCTGAACACCCGCACCTGCTGGCTGTCCAGGTCGCTGATTTCATCCGGGTCCACATCCTCCGGGCCGTGGCCCAGGATCAGCGCCGGCAGCGCCGACGGGGCCACCGGGTGCACGCGCGCCTCATAGATGCGCTCACTGGCGGAAGTCCCCGCCGCCAGGAGGACCGTCTTGATCTTCGTGAGAATCTGCGTCCGCGCGTGTGCCATGCCTTACGCCCTCTCCATCCGCCAGACCACCTGGCGCGGGATCTCCTCATCTACCATGCGCTGCGCCTCCCGGTCCGCCACCGTCCGGATGACCTCCATGGCCAGGTCATGCATGAAGATCCGTTTGGCCGTCACCGGCAGCCGGTTCCGTCTGGGCCGCCCCTTGCTGTCCTTCCCCGTGGACACGCGCGCCCTGGGGGACCGTTTCACCACCAGCAGCTTGCCGCTGTTGCGGCCGTTGATGAGAAACGCCCCAGGGAACTTGTGCGCGCCGGTGGTCACGCCGGTGGCCGTCTCAACGGGGGTGGCAATGCGCACCGGGTTCAGGCTTTTGCTGTAGACCCGCACCTCCGCCACCATCCGGCGCCGGTGCGCGCGGCGGATATAGTACCGCTGGCGGATGTGCTTCTGCGCCACGTGGAGCCGGCGGGCCGTTTCCCGGACGGACTTGGTGCGGATCTTCCCCGCCGTCTTGTTCAGGGCACCGGCCACGGCCAGCTCCATCACCTTGTCCCCGCGGTTCAGCATCTGCACCACCGTGCGATCATTGATGACCAGCTGCGGCCCGTCCTGCATCACGCTGCCTCCTGGAGCCGCAGGTCCAGCAGTCCCGTGCCGTCCGGCCGGCGGCCGCACACCGTCCAGGAGTCGTCACGCTCCGCGAACACCGCGGAGTGGCCGTGCTCCACACCAGTAGCCAGGGCCGCCTCCACGGTCACCGTGGGCTGCGTCCCCGCCATGCCCAGCGCCGGCCGGGACGGATCCCGGAAGATGCCCCACAGGGACAGCTCCCCGTTGAATGTCACCACCTCACCGTGGTCCTTCAGGAAGATGGCCGCGTCACCTTCCTGAACCCCCACGGATGTGACGGTCAGCACGCTGGAATACATGACATCCCCGCAGGCCGTCACCTTCAGTCGAGTCCCCCACACCTCCCCGACCTGTGGAAAGTCCAGGCTGAAGTCCACCCATTGCGGCACGTGCACCTGGCCACCGCCAAACCATCCCGGCTCCACGTCCTTCCCGTACTGGCCCGGCCAGTCCTCCCAGCCGGCGCCGTCACGGTTGCGCTGCACCTGAAGGTGCCCCGTGCTCACGGGGCCGTCACCGTTCACGATGTAGTAGCCTCCGCGGAAGACGCGGGAGACCACGCTGGGCTGGTCGAATGCCCCCGGCGCCACCACCCCGATGGGTGGGGACATGGCGCGCCACACGCGGTTGCCGATTTCCCAGCCGTACTGGTCACCCACTAGAATGGATCCTCCAGGATCAGGACCAGTCCGCCGTCTCCCGTGGGGTGCAGCTCGCGCACCACGAACAGCTGCACCCCGGTCACGGTCAGGATGGTGCCCTGCACAATGCTGGCAGCATCCGCGGCGGCCTTCTCACACAGGAACGTGTAGGCCACGCCCTCCACGTCCACGTCCTCCACCCACTCCCCGTCCCCCAGGATCCCGGGGACGCTGTTGGCTCCCACGTTCGCTGCGTGCGCGTGTTCGTCCGTGCGCAGGAACAGGGACCAGTCCTCAGTGAGTGGCGGCACGTCCTACTCCCCGCCGGTGTCCGGCGTCTCCTCCGGCGCCGTGGCGGCCTCCTTGTTCGTGCGCCGGCGGCCGCGCTTGCCCTGCGCCTTCTTCAGCGCCGCCTCCAGCTCCGCCACCCTGTCCTCCAGACTGGCCCCGGCCGCCGGCTTCACCTTGGCCTCCTTCAGCGGGCCGGGCTCGCTCAGCTCCACGCCCTTCTCCGCCTCCTCCGCCTTGCCAATCCGGATCAGGAACTCCGCGTCCTCCTCCGGCACCAGCTTCTCCCCGTCCCCGACCTTGTAGCTGCGCGAGTCCAGCAGCAGCAGCTTGCCGAACTTGGCCCGCGTCTGCGCCAGCATGGTGATGGCAGCCACCTTGTCCTTCTTCTTCTTGCGGGTCCCGGCCATGTCCCGGTCCTCCCATTTCTGGCGCATCTCGCGCCGGTTCTGGATGTGGCCGGGGACGAGTGAACGCCCCCGGCCAGTGGTCGTCAGCACCGTGTCACGCTACGTGGTCACACAGTCCTGCTTGGCCGCGAAGGACTCCACGTGGCGCACGGTCACATCCGCGTCCTGGTACACGTGCAGCGCCGTGGTCCCGGCCGTGGCATCCGAGTACGGGTCCACCAGGATGTCCAGAATGCCCCACAGCCCAATGATGACATCCTCGAAGTTGCCGTACAGGATGGCGGACAGCGTGGTGCCGCTGGCCCCCTGCTCCAGGTTGGACGGCACGCTGGTGGTCACCGCGGTGGGGTAGCCGTTCATCGGCGCATCCACCGGGTCCGAGTCCCACACGAACCGGCCGGACAGGTTGACCTTCTCCGTCTGCTTCAGCTTGCCCCGGCACTTGGGGTTGGTCAGGTACGCCAGGCGGCCGGTCTCCGCGTTGTCCACGGCCACCTCCTGCTCCAGGTCACAGATGTCACCCCAGTCCGGAGCCGTGCCGTTGCCGCCACCGTTCACGTCCCCGATGCCGGACGTGTTCAGGATGCCGGTGGGCTCACCGGAGCCGGACCCCTGGATGCCGGCCCGGTCCACCAGGACGCTGATACGCCGCGTCATGTCCCGCCGCAGGATCCAGTCCGCGGCCGGGGTGGACTGGCGCAGCAGCTTCCGGCTGATCTTGGCGTAGCTGGTGGCCGTCAGCGGGGACATGGTGGCCTGGCCCGGGTCCACGGTGCTGTCCTCCGTGGCATCCCCGCCGTCCCCCGTGATCCACTCCCCGGCCACGCCGGCGTCCAGGCGCGGGATGGCCACGTCCCCCACCAGGCCATCCATCACGATGGCGCCCAGGGACCCCAGCACCACGGTCTCATAGAGCGCGTCGATGAAGGACCCGGCCAGGTGGTCCGTGGCAATCCAGTCCGCACCGGACCCCACGGCACTGGTCAGCACGCGCATGAGCGCGTCCGCCGGCCGCCCGTTGTGGCGGTTGCTCCACCGCGGCGGCAGCCAGTGCCGGCTGCCCAGGACATCCCACGGCACCCCGACGCCGCGCAGGTCCACGCCCACGGCATCCGCGGCGGCCCGGCTGCACTCCATCTCGAACGTGTCCGTGCGGCCCTTCTCCGCGTCCAGGATCAGCTTGCGCAGGGACCACCGCTTGATGTCCTTCTCCGTCATCCCGATGGTGGCCTGCTCGCGCGCCGCCTCGACGGAGCGCACGGGCTTGTCCTCCTCCGCGTTGCCGCGCGCGTCCAGAAGCGCGTCCTTGAACGCCTCCACGGTGCTGCCGTCGTCCACGAACTTCTCCGCCAGCTCCGTCTGGTCGTGCTTCCGGCCCAGGCCCAGGATGGTATTGACGCGCTTGCGCTCCGTCTGCACCCCCTGGTCCACCCCGGCCGTTGCCGTTCCGGCACCTTCTCCGCCGCGCGCCTCCGCGGCAGCGGCTTCCGTTCCCTTCGCCATGCCCTGCTCCTCATGCGCGGCCTGCGCGCGGTCGGTGTCCGGCGGCAGCTCCGGGGACGTGGCCTCTCCACGCTCCCCCGCCTCCGGCTCCTCCTCCACCTCCTCCGTCTCCACCTGCACGTCCGCAGCGTCCCCGGCGTCCGCGCGCGTGCACTCGACGGGCACGCTCCACGTGCGCTGCGCCCCGCTGTGCTCCTCCTCCTCCGTCAGCGCACCGCGGCCCACTCCCACCGTCAGGTCCGCGGCCGGCCCCACAAAGGACACCTCGTAGGGCTCCCAGTCCACGGCCTCATAGCGGTCCAGGCCCTCGTCTACCTCCTCCACCAGGACCAGGCGGTGGATGCGATACCCCACGGACACGTTGCCCATGATGCGGTCTTCCAGATCGTTCAGCAGGTCCTCCCCGGACTGCTTCCTGGACACCTTCACCACGGCATGATTGCGCTTGTCCTTCCCCAGCTTGGCGGTGCCCTCGCGCACCGCCCCCACCTGCTCCCTGAACTCATGGTGCAGCAGCGCCGGGCCAAGGGTGTTGATGCGCTCCAGCCGCACGGCGTCCGGCGTGTGGCGCAGCACCTCGATGCCCCACCACCTGTCCACCGGCTCCTCACTGCTGAAGGTCAGGTCCACCGTCCTGTTTTCACGGTCAACGGCGGAGACCGTTGCCTCCCGCCACTGGAGGCCCAGGCGCACCGCGCGCTCCTGGTCCACCTTCGCCATCATTCACCCTCCGGCGTTGTGTGGCCGCGGCCAGCGCGGTCCACCTCTGTCTGCAATCGGTCCACACGGCGCATCAGCTCTGGCCCCATACACCCGGCGGGATTCTCCCCGCGGTCCAGCTTCCTGCCATCCAGCTCCGCAACGTCCGCGCGTAGCGCGTGTATCTCGCGCCACACTTCCAGCGCATCGTGCACCGTGAACTCCCGGGCCTGCATGGCGGCCACCTGTTCATTCAAGGTCACAACCTGCTGCATCCCCCAGCTGCCCAGGGCCAGGCTTCCCGTCAGCATCACCACCAGCAGACCATCCAGCAGCTTCCGCAACACGGCCCCCTTCCCCCCGGCTGCCTTGTCCACCTAGTCCTCCTCCGTCTTCCCCGTCTCGAGTTTTGCGGACCCCGGCACGTCCGGCAGGTCCGTGGACAGGCCCAGCTGCTCCATCAGCTGCTCCTCCTCCAGCACCTCCTGCCAGACGGTCTCCGCTTCCTCTCCCAGGCTCTTGGCGATGATCCGGCGCCGGCTGGTCAGCCGCGCCTTGATGGCCAGCACGTTGGCCTGCATATCCTTCAGCGGGTCCACCCAGTCCCAGCCGCGCGTCTGCCACAGCACGTTGTGGTAACGCTCCACCAGCAGCGGGTCCAGGCCCGGCAGCTTGCCGGCCAGCAGCGCCATGTCCAGCCACTCCTGATAGATCCGCTGGCAGAACGCGCGGGACAGCCACCACTGGAGACACTGCCAGTTGACGCGCTCCTCCTGGATGCCGGCGCGGCCGGCGCTGTAACTCTCCTGGCGCCGGTCACCGGACAGGCCGGCGTAGGACATCCCCAGTCCGGCGGCAATCCCCATGAGCTGCATCCGCACAAAGGCGTCATACATCTCATGGGGGTAGTCCGGCATCCAGCCCTCCAGCTTCATGCCGTGCGGCAGCTGCTCAAAGCTACCGGCCTCCGCCTCCATGATGACCTCGCCGGCGTCCCCCTCCTCCTCCTGCTCACTGCCGCCCTGCACGTCCGCGCCGGTGTATTCCTCGCCTTCATCGGTGTAGAGCACTCCCATCTTGGAAGCACCCACGTCCGCGTTGACCAGGGCGGCCTCCTCATAGTGGTCCATCCGCAGGCCGCGCGTGATGGTGGGGGTGCACCACGGCAGGCCGCGCTTCTGGCCCACCACCTCCGGGATGAACACGTGCACGATGTCCGCGGCAGGGATGCGCAGGAAGTCCCGCGCATTGAAGTAGCTGGAGAAGTAGCCGGCGTGCGGGCTGACCGTGGTGGGGTCCATGATGTGGTAGGCCAACGGACGCTCCCAGGCATCGTATTCAATGCCCATCCGGATGAAGCTACCGTTGCGCAGCTCGCGGTTGTACGACACATCCAGCAGCTGCGGGTCCAGGAGCTGCACCTGCATGGCGTACTCCCCGGCCGCGCGGCCGCGGCGGATGCGCGCCAGCAGCTCCCCGTCCACGTTGGTGCCGGACACTCCCAGCGTCTGCTGCTGTTGGAAGGTCAGCCGGCCGGCCGGGTCACAGTGCATGGGACTGCCGGCCCAGCGTGCCCACTCCGTGCGGATCGTCTCACGCGCGTAGGTGTCCGGCTTCCCGTCCGCGTCCTTCACCAGAGGGTGCAGGCCCATGCCGCGCGGCCCCACTACGTTGTTCCGCACGGCCATGTCAAACCGGCGGAACCATTCGTTATTCATCCGCAGGTCCCGGGAGCGCGCGCGCACCGTGGACAGCTGGGACATCACCTCCTGGTCAATGGACACCGGGCTGGTGGGCCAGTTGTGTGTCAGCCGGCTGTTGGTGGCCCCCTTGATGCTCCGGCGCTGCTTCCCCGTGGGGTGCCGGCGGACCACCACCACCTTGCGCTTCACCTCCGCGCGCGGCCCAGGCGCGCGGCCCAGGATGCTGTTGACCAGCCGGAGAGGACTCTGCATCAGCCTAGCCTCACTTTCACCGTGTTGCGCGTGGGCCAGCCGCGGCGGACCCGCTCCGCGCGCTGCTCCTTCAGCACCAGCCGGCGGAACTTGCCGCGCGCGCGCAGCAGCTCATCCAGGGACATCCGCGCCAGGCTCCGGCCACCGATGGAGTAAGACAGCTGGTCGTGGTCTGCGCGGCCCTCTATCGTGGCTTCAATGGCGTCCAGGCACCGCTTGGCCCAGGTGCGATGCTCGTAGCCGCTGCCAGCGCCGGCGCCATCCAGCGCCGGCTTGACCACCAGGGTGCCGCTGCGCAGCGTGACCCGGCCCACGTTGTCAGACTTGTTGACGTACTCCGTCCAGGCATAGTCACCCACGCCCCAGTCCTGGGTGTTCGGGCTGTTGGAGTCGTCGCCGGAGCCGTTGACGGTCACGGTCCAGACGCCACTGCCGGCGTCCGTCACGGTGGCCTCCCCGGGCTCACCGGCCAGCGGCACCAGGTGCTGCTCCGTGGTGCTCACAAAGGCATAGCGCAGCTGGTAGCCGTCAGCGGCGGGATAGTCAGGCAGGGTCACCGTCCAGGTGATCGTGTCACCAGGGCGGAAGAATGCGGGCGGCAGTAGCAGGTCAGGCACGGCGGCCTCCGTGGGCTACTGCTTCTGGTAGATCAGAACATTCCCGTAGCCGGCGGCGCTGTCCGCGTCCTGGATGACCCGCAGGCCAAACCCCTGGTAGTCATCCCCCAGGTCTCCGGTGGATTCGATGACGCCGGCCGTCACCGTGTCCTTGTCGATCTGCCACCACCGGGTGCCATCCCAGGTGATCTGGATGGTGTAGACCATGGCGCTGTCACACATGGCGATGCCCCACATGGCGCTGTGCGTGCGGTCCAGGAACATGGTGGAGGACGTGTCCGGCGCCGCGGTGGCACTGTCGGACGTGGCCCCCACGGACTTGATGACCTTGGTGATGGTCGTCTCCGCCTGCGCGAAGGCGGCGCTGGGCAGCATCAGCAGGGAGACGATGAACAGAGACAGCAGCATGAGAATGGTGCGCTTCATTTCCGATCCTCCCGGGCCAGTGGCCACTCTGTGCACAGGGTCCTGCGCTCCGGATCGACCACTGCCACATCCGGGCCGGAAGGGGAAGGGGGTGCACGCCGGCGAGATACCTGGACGCACCTGGCGGCACTTGGTGTTGTGGGTTTTCCCGCGCGAGCTCCGCCTGGGCCGGCCAGAATCTGCGCGCCGCGCAGCTCGAGGAGGCGCGCGCGCCGCGCGTGGCTGCGCGTTTTCCCCACACCAGTGTTGGGGAAATTCTTGCCGGACGTGCGCCAGGCGCAGGTCAGTGCCGGCGCCGCCAGGATGGTGTGAAGGAGTCACGGCGCTTGATGCGCTTGCGCTTGCGCGGCGGCGCCGCGCGCCGCGTGCGTTTGGCCTGGTCCTCCTCCTCCGGCTCCCGCACCTCCGCCATGACCTTAGCCAGCGCGCGCCAGTTGGGATTCACCAGGTGGAGCGCAGCCATCGAATACACCCGGATGTCCAGGGCTTCATTGCGCTCCCGTTTCTTGATCCACTTCTCCTGCGGGATGCCTCTGGTGTAGGTGCGCACCCGGCGCTCCGCGGTCAACTGCTCGAAATACTCCGGGTCATACCCAGGCGCCATGGGGAAATGGCAATAGCCAGGGCCTGGCGTGTTCAGGTTCAGCCGGCCATACAGGGCGGCCTTGGCCTCATCCACCCCAACCGTGTAGAGAGGGACGCCGCGCTTCCACTTCCCCAGGCGCACCTGCCGGCCGGCGGACAGCAGCGGCACGTCCTTCCCACCGCGGCCCTTCACGCAGAACATCCGGCCACCGCCGCGCTTGCGCACGTACTCATAGACCCGATGGCTCATAGCGCCGGCGTCGATGGCCACGCCCCGGATGGACAGGACGTGGCCATTCTCATGGCGGTACGTCCCGGCCATGGTCTCCGTCAGGTTGTTCCACACCGGGTCCTGGAGCGGGTCACCGTGCAGCACCCCGTATTCAATGCCCCAACACTCCTCCCCCAGGCCGTACCCCGTTACCTCATACTCCAGCCGGTCCGCCTGCACATCCACCGCGGCCACCAGCAGCAGCGCGCCGGCCGGCACCTCCGCGGGGTACTGCTCCCGGCGCGCGTACAGTGGGGCATCCTTCGCATCATATCCAGGATCCTCGAACGTCTCCCCGGGGACCGTGTTGGTCCACGTCTTCATGGCCTCGCGGCCCTTGCGCCTGGCGCGCAGGAAGTCCCGCCCGGCCTTCAGCCAGCTGTACCACCCCAGCGGGGAGTAGAGGCTGGACAGGTGATAGCCGCGCACGCCGGGGTCCTTTGGCTCCGCCGTGGGCCGCCACTCCCCGCTGGCCAGCAGCTCCGGCTTCCGCCATTCCGGGATCTTCCGGCCACAGCTCGCGCACTCCAGCCACACCTCACTGTCCTGCGCCTCCAGGTCCTTTGGCTTCCACTTGATGTTGCGCCACTGGATCCAGTCCCAATCACCGCAGTGTGGGCACATGACGTAGTGTTTGCGTTGGTCGCTCTCCTGGTAGGCCCGCTCGATGGGGGACAGCTCCCGGATGGTGGGGGTGGACACCAGGAACACCTTGCGGTTGCGCTCATAGGTGGCGGTGCGGCGCTCCGCCAGGTCCATGGGGTCCCCTTCCCCGTCCACGTCCGGCGGCCAGCTGTCCACCTCATCCCCGAACAGATACCGCACCGGCGTGGAGCGCAGGCCCGTGGAGCTGTTGGCGCCGGTCATCACCAGGATGCCGCCTGGAAACTCCTTCACCAGCATGGTGTTGCCACTGTCCCGCTTGCGGGCCGCGCGGATCCGCGCCCGGAGCACCGGCGTTTCATTGATGGTGGGCTGAATGCGTTGCTTGCTGGTGCGCATCACCAGGTCCACGGTGGGCATCACGTACAGCATGGCGCCGGGGACGTGGTGGACCACGTATCCCATCCAGTTGTTGCCGGCCTCTGTGGCGCCGATCTGCGCACCCTTCTGCATCACCACCGTGTGCACGTCACTGTCCGCGGAGAGGCTGTCCATGATCTCCCGCAGGTACGGGGTGCGCTCCGTGCGCCACCGGCCGGGCTCCGCGGAACCCACGCCGGCCAGGTAGCGGTAGCGGTCAGCCCATTCCGATACGGTCAGCTCCGGGTCCGGACGCAGGCCCGCGCGGGCCGCGTCCAGCACCACGGTCTCAGCTGGTGCCGTCCCCAGGACCATCTGCGGTCAGCTCCTCCAGGGCCGTGCGCAGCTCGCGCGTGATGACCCTTTCAATGCTGCGTGCACTGCGCAGCGGGATACACTCCGCAGCCACGCGGCCGGCTGTAGCCAGGATCTGCTCCCGGAGTGTGCGGTGGAAGTTGAACGTGGCTCGCTCCACCTCCGCCACACTGGTCAGCTCTCCGGCCAGCCGGCGGTACTCCAGCTCTGCCTTGCGTGCCTTCCATTCCTCAAGACGCGCGCGCGCGGATGCGTAGGTGAACCGCTTGCCCTCCGGGGAAGGGGCAGCCGGTCCCGATTCGGCACCAGGGGGGTCCGCTGGCTGGCTCTTGCCCTGCCCCTTCCGCTTGCCGGACCCGCGGCCCGGGTGCGTGTTGGCCTCCCACTCCGCGTCCGCGCGCTCCGGGTCAATGCTCCCGTCCGGCAGCCGGCTGATGCGTCCCTCGCGGAGCGCCTTCTGCACGCTCCACGCCGATCCACCGTCCAGGCTCAACTCCCGGCGGTGCGCGGCATAGCCGCGGATGCTCATGCCCTTGCGCTTCCTGGCGGCCACGTCAGCCCCTGGTCCATTCCCTGGTGCGGCTGGCCACGTAGGCGTCCAGGTCGGACACGCGGTATCGGATGGCACGCCCCAGCTGCACGTAGGTGGGGCCACCGCCCTGTGAGCGCCAGTTGCGCAACGTGTAGCGGGAGACTGCCAGCCGGCGTGCGGCCTGGTCCTCAGTCAGCAGGCGCGCCTCCTCGCGCGCGCCGCCAGCGCCCCCATCGGACGCATGAAAAAGAACCGGCCAGCCACCGCTTGCGCGGCGCCGGCCGGCCCCCGTGGAGGAGTGTGCGGGGTGGCGCCCCGCAACATCATCATTGTCCACGTCCGCCCCCATCCCGTCAACACCAGACACACCATCGGCCACCGTCCTCCACGCCGGCGGCCGCGCGCTCATCCACTGCCATTGCCGGCGTTGCCGGCGTCCCCCTCCTCCAGCTTGCGCAGCATCTTGATGACGTGGCCCAGGTCCTCCCGCGGCAGGTTGATGGCCAGGTGCGGGCCACTGGTGAACGTGAACGTCAGGCGGAAGGTCTCATCCGCATTGCCGCGAGCCGTGCCCACCTGCGTCACGCCATACAGGTCCACGTGCGCGTCCTGCCGCGGGATGGTAGGCCACGGCGCCGCCATCATGGTGGTGCGGTCAACTCCGCGCGCCAGAATCCTCAGGATCGGCAGCAGCAGCTGCTCCGCCGTTGGCGCTCCCTGCGCCGTGAATCGGTTGCGCTGCCCCGCCGTCAGCAGCCGCTCCACCTCCGTCTCCGCCGGCCCCATCGGCCGGTCCGGTCCCCGTGCGATCTCCGTCATCATCACCTCCCCACAGCTCTCTGATGATCGCCTCCAGAGCGGCCTGGCCGGCGTCCGCCACCTTCTGAGGATTCACGCCGGCCGGCGCTTGCCCACGGTTGCCCTTGCAGAGTCCTCTCCGGCTGGTCAACAGCATCCTGGGCCGCGCGATCCACCCAGCCGCCACCACCTTCTCCAGCCGGCGGCAGCGGAGCCGCAGGTCCGCCAGCTCCTGGAACATCCGGCGGCCGTCTGCCGTCACTCCTCCGGGCAGCCCTATGACCTCAATGGCCGCCACGTGCTCCCGCAGCTCCGCAATGCGGTCATTCACGTCCGGCATCACGGCGGCCCACGCCTCCAGCTCCTGCACGCGGTCCGCCAGTTTACACGTGCCGTCCACCAGAGGACGGTCCCCCACCGCACCCTCCAGCCGCTGCACGCGCACGGTCAGGTCCGCCTCCAGGTCCTCCTGGGCTCTGGAGAGTCCGGACACCTGCCGCGTCAGGCCCAGGCCATCATCCGCGCCGATCAGGGCCGCGTGGACACCCACGATGGTCCGCAGGTCCGGGCTGTCCAGCTCCGGGCGGTCACCCACCTGGCGCTCCAGCTCCTGCACACGTGCGGCCAGGGCCGTGGTGCGCCGGGCCTGCGCTTCCAGCGCCTCCATGATGGCGCCCGTGCGCGCAGCCGGGCCATGCTCCGCCATCCTGCGCAGTGCACCCACCAGGTCCCGCAGCCACGCACGGATGCGCACGCGCCAGTGCTGGTCCAGCTCTCCCATCTGCTGCTCCCACGCAGAGTCCACGCTGGCCAGCAGGTGGTCCCAATCCTCCAGGGACGGCGCCCCCTCCATCGGCCGGGGCACGTTGCTGCCGTGGATCCGGATGCGCCCGGCGCCGGCCACAGTGGCCACGGTCTCCGGGTCCTGCTCCAGGGCGTCCACGCGATTCTCCAGGCGGCCCACGCGCGTCTCCACGGCGCTGGCGTTTCTCTCGCGGTTGTCACAATCCCGGGCCTGGGCGGCCAGGCGGCGCTTCAACAGCGCGATGTCCCCCTTCAGGTCAGCTGTGATCTGACGCAGGCCGCGCTCCGCCACCACCAGGCCATCCATCTTGGCGGCCAGTGCGGTGTCCATCACCCCTGCCAGCGTCTCCTCCAGACGCCGCACCAGGTTGGTGATGGCCACCGCGATCTCCTCCGGCACCGCACCAGGCTCCAGGGACGTGGCCTCCTTCTCCTCCACGCTTCCGCTCATGCTCATCCCTCCCTGGTCATCAGGTCAATGTCAGCCGCGGTCCCATACCCCGGCTTCAGCTGGTACTCACACCGGGGACACTTCCACACCGGCGTCATGGGCTGCGCTACCTTCGTGGGGCCGGGGGTAGCGGCCTTCTGTGCCAGCACCTCCGGCTCCATCAACGTCCCGCACGCGGGACACGGTTGCTGCTGCTTCATCAGCTCCTCCTGTCGTGGTCCACCGCACGGTGGCACAGCTCGAACAGGTCACCGCAGCCACGCCGGCGGTGCAGGTTTCTCCGCCGCGTCTGCCGGTGGTGCTCCGCGTCGTGGGCCAGGTGGCACTTCTGGCACATGGCGCGCAGGTTGTCCTCCCTCACGTTCTCTGGCTGGTGGTCCAGGTGCGCAATGGTCAGCACCACCCGCGTCACCGGCGCGCCGGCCACGAAGTCCCACCGCTTGTGCGGCTGCCCCGGCCGCGGCTCCACGTGTTCGTCCGGCACTGCAATCCAGTCCTCCGGCCGCTCCCGGTCAGCATAGATGAAGGTGCCGTTGGGCACGCTGCACGCCTCACAGCAGTTGCTGGCGCGCTCCAGGATGCGCGCGCGGATCTGCGGCCAGTCCTCAGGATAGCGGCGCCGGTTCTCAGGACGTATCGGCATGGTCACCGCCGCGGCAGGTGGCCGAAGTGTTCAGCTATCACGCGCGCACGCAACTCCGCCTCCGTCTCCTGCGCCGGCGGCGCCGGTGGACGCCACGGAGGAGGCGGTGGCACCGCAGGGGGGTCCGGCTGATACCTGGTCTCGCGCATGGCCTCCCACGCACGGGCGCAGGTTGATCTGTCACTGCTCACAGCTCCTCCATGTCATGGATTCTGAACATGATACCGGCCCGGCCGGTCTCCGGGGTGATGCTGATGGACAGCACCTCCCACCGCTTCACCCGGAACATGGGCCGCCAGCGCCGGCGGATCCACGGCCCCACGATGGGCACACGCACCAGCACGCGGCGCAGGTGCCACACCCACATGGGGCGGACCCGCGCGCGAGTCACGCGCGGGTCCCGGCGCGCCGGCGGCGCTACATCGGCAGGGTCACCCCCACCTTGTCCGCCAGCGTGTACCACAGCTGCCAGGGCCAAAGGATCTTCCACCCCAGCACCCCGTAGAGCGCCAACAGCTGCACCTTCACGGTCCAGCCTCCTGCTGCGGTGGTGACACAGGGACGCGGTGGCGCTCCGCAGCAGCGCGCCACCGATGACTGCCAGCAGGGCCTCAGCCAGCATGGGACTCTCCGCGCGCCGGCAGCTGGAGTGGCGGAAGGACGGCGGCCACCACCGTGGGCACCAGGTCCCGCGCCAGCTTGCACATCCGCTCCTCCAGCCACACTATGTCCTCCGGCTTGACCACGCGCTCCGGTGGCACGTTGCTGCCGAGCGCCACCCAGCTGAACCCCGGCCCGATGCGCTCCGCCGGCCAGTTGCCGGCCGGGAGGGACGGCCAGGCCAGCCAGTCATCCGTGACGCCGCGGGCCGCGTCCTCATCCAGCAGCACGATGTCATCCGGGCCGATGTGTGCTCTGACCATCAGCCGCGCCTCCGTGAGCGCACCAGGCGCAGCAGTCCCAGGAGCCCCAGGACAACGGCCCCGATGCCAACGGTGAGGCGGCCCACCATAATTGCGCCCTCCCTGCGCTGCCATTTGTCGCGCGCGGCCTGGGCCGCCTTGATGCTGTCCGCGTCCGATGTCAGGTTTGCCGCCAGGGTGGTGTCCGCCAGCGCCTCCTCCCGCGTCAGCTCCGGCGGACGGCCCACGCCCCACAACCATTCACAGTGGGGACAGCGCAGGCCCAAACCGCCAGCCAGGAGCTGCACCGCACTGCCGCAGTCCGGACACCCCTGCGTCCGCGCGGTCACGGAGTCTGCCAGGCGCCAGCCTTTCAAGGTGAACTCCGGCAGCTGCCACCCATCCACCACAGGGCCGCCGCCGGCGTCACGCAGGTGGGACACGTGCTCCGGCATCAATCCGCGAACGGCCCCCGCACTCCGGACTCCTCCGGAGTCCTCCGGACCGGACCGGACCGGACCGGACCGGACCTGTGCAACCGTCCCCCCAGGATCGCACGCTAGACCTTTTCGGCAATCAGCA